CGGCGATTGGGGTGCCGAGGTTGCCGATCGCGATGGCATACGCCAGACGACCGTTTTCCTCCTTCCCACCACCGAACGTGTCGACGTGTGTGGCGAAGCCATGAGCCCTCAACGTGACTGACGTCAGTGTATGAGGTGCGAGATGGCTGTATTGCCCCCCTTCAAACTCCTCCACGAGTGGAAGCAGCCCGTTGGTGCCCCCGTTGATGTAGGAGTGGTTGAACAGGGGGACGGTTTGTTCATCATGTTCAAGGTCAACGAGTGAAATATTCACATCGGTGACCATGTCTCGGTCCGAGTGCGCGACAGAGGGAATCTCCACCACGCCCCACGGGTCAGGAACTGCGTTGAGCACAGGCTGAGTACCCTCAATGATCGGGGTCGTGGACGTTGCGCTGATATTCGGATTCTGATCGTTATCTTGCATATTCGTCTTTCTTGCTAAACTGAGTTTCGTTTGGGTTGGTTTACTATGGTTTACCTGTTAGGGTTCCGCGTTGAACAGGCTCCGATAGGGCCCAACGCTGAGCTCGACGGAGTTGGACCTGGACTGCCCACTGCGCACTTGAGGAAGCTTTCGCTCATCGAGGGCGAGCAGAGGAGTCAAGTCTTGTTTCTGACGCTGCCCGTCAGGACGCCTTGCTGAATATGTTGCAGTCGGAAGTCCGTTGGACCCCAACTCGCAAGCGATGTAACCGTGTGATCTTCCACCGACTGATTCGGCGAGGATGTCAACCAAGGACAAACCCCGACTGGATTGAGTCGGTCCCGGGTTGAAGGACCCGAGGATGGTTACTCCAAGGTTGAGGGCGAGATTCGACAGACCGGTGGTCCAGAAGAGGAATCCGGAGTTGATCGCGCCTGTTTGCGTAGCCCAATCCTGCCATGATTGAAAAGCGGGTCCCGAGAGCGAGTCAATGACCAGCAGACGGGGACGTTCAACCAGGATGATATGTGCGAGCGCCCGCAGGAACGCCGTGTTCGAATCACAGGTGTAAGTGATCTTCTCTCCCAAGTACCGCGCTCGCTCGAGCGGCTCAAGAAAGCTGATCACGAATATGTCCTCGGGCTTGCCATCGCCGGCCAGGAACTCTTGGATTATCCGCTCCATAAGGAGCGTCTTACCAGAGCCCAACCCACCGATGACGCCCGTGAACCCAGGGAAGAGCTCAAAACCTTTGAACTCAATCCTACGAGCCTGATCCTGAAGAGAGGTGCTCTCCAGGCCGGCCAATTGCACATGTGGACCTCGATCCATGAGCCCGATTACGGCAGGGTCAGTGATCTCGGACCACGTGTTGTTCTCAAAACCGAAGAGAACGCGCGCTCCGGGGAGTGCGATGCTCAAGTAGGTAGAAGGCATCTTCTGTGCCTCCTTCGACTCGACCATGCGCACACCAGAGCCAGCGGCCTCGGTGTTTACCTGACTCAGCTCATCAATGGTGATGGCTTTGCGGGGACTCTTGTTCGTCTTTCCAGTGCTAGCGGGCATACTATCCTTTCATTAGCGGAGTTACGTAGTCTAGGTATTCGTCAGGATCTATTTTCTTAACGAACTTCGAGGCGATTTCATCAGATACATCGCTCAACTCGAACCGGTACTGCAGACGATCTGGACTAGCTAGAGTGAGTAGATCAGCTTCACTCTGCGCCTCTACGGACATTTTGGCATCGGGGTGGGAGTTGACAGCATGCTCAAAGTCATATCCCATCTCATCGCGAAATGCTCTTTCGAACGATTCACGTAGTTGGCCATAACATGGCATTGTGCTATAAACCTGCTCCCTTGCGTAATGTCCGATAACCCAATACTCTTTGAACCAACTGCCCAGTGCCCTTTCGGCCACCAGACGGTTAGTGAGGTAAGAGACAGGATTATTGCAAACCCTGACATTCTGATCCTCAGGTCTATCCTTGAAGATGGCATTACCGAGAAACGAGAGTGGTTCAACCCCCGTTGCGTAGTAATGTTGTTCGTCAAGTTCAGACGAGTAACGTGCATGAAGAGACGGATCATTGAAACACACCACCGAGTCGTCACCCAGGTTAAGGATGCCTACTTGAGGATGTTTGAATGACAGGATCTCTTCAACGTGCCCCAGGACGTCAACGCCTATGCGGTCAAGCTTGCACAGATAGACACCCATGCAGCCAAACTTTCCAGCCCAACTTACAAGAAAGTGACCACTCGGTATACCATACCAGTGGTTAAAATCCTGAGGGTTGAGAGGATGCCCGAGCCAAAAGGGATCGGGCTCTTCATAAACGTTGAGGTTCGGGACGTAACACGGTGCTTGCCAAGCGAGCTCGATAAAGTCGACAACTCTATCATCCCAAATCTCGCGCAGAGCGTCGAAACCAAGGCGCATGACGAATTTAGGCACCAGAAAATCATGGTTGCCTACATCAGCCGCGACATGGTATCGCCACCTGTTAAGCTTACGTGCTATGTCACTTGCCCCCCTGTGCTTAAAGGTGTCCGGAAACCTCTTAAACAGGGAAACATTATGACCTTCGAAACACGATGCAATCAGAAGATTGACCGTGTTAGAAAGACCATATACGGTACGAAGCCGCGCCAGGACCAGTTGATCGTTCCATTCGCATGTACGGTCAGCCGGTATGATGTTGCCTCTTTCACCGTTTGTCAGAGCGAACTCCAGGTTAGGGAACTCCCTGTGTTTCGCTTTGTATTTACCGCTCGCTTTATCGAGTTTGAAACTGTCGGCTTGTTTTCGCACTTGCATGCGATAACAAACCAGCAACTTGTGTCGACGATAAAGGTCGAGTAAGTTCCTCGACGACGCGAGAGAGACGATTTCCTCAAGGTGAGGGATCGCTTCTCGATATGCCGCTATCTTCGCTTCGGCTTGCCTCGTGTGAAGAGGAAAGCCAGAAGAGGAGAACTCGGCAACTTTAACCGGGCCAGGAGTCCAGTTAGCTAGCATGACATTAGCCAGCTCTCTGAATATAGCCCTGTCCCGTAGAGTCAACCAGTCAGAGGCGAGACCTTTCTCCGCTCTGGCCCAACTGTTGTCAGGCAAGGGCGGAATCATCTTCCTCATGGGTTGGTTATCCGTCCGACATGAATGGAAGTTACCAAACACAGCTGTGTGATTGGGATATCCATCGATGATGGCAGCGGGGAGTGCTTTAGTGTTCTCCTCAGCAAGACGAACCTTCAAGCGACCAACCGCTGCCTCGTTGCTCATCCGAAACGTGCGTCCAGAGCCTGGAGACCCCGGGAAAAGCGCGATCGGTTTGGTGTTGACGGCGTGTCGACGAACATCACGAGCCGACTCACGCACGGAGAGTGCGTCATCGGGTTCGTAAGTGCTCCAATGTTGGCTAGGGAAGAACGACCTAGCTTTCATTGACTTCCGTTTCTGTGTCTACTGACGTGGCTTGGGGGGTGGTCTCTTGAACCATTCCCCTGTCCATGTCAGCGATCACCTGCTCTAGACGAGCTGCAGGAGTTTGCGCGAGGCGCATTTGCTCGTGCTTCCAGTCCATAAAGATCGAAGTCGCCTGTTCAGGGATGAGCAGTTTGAATCGATCTTTGAGACGAGGCGACCCGGCCACCTTGCTCAACGAGGGCGTGTCCAGAAGATACGCCTCCGGGATGGAGGAGTCGGGTGCAGTTAAGAGGACGCTGACCTCTTCGGGATGGAAAACCATACCGTGAGGTCCACTCGTCTCCGCCAATGTAGAGAGCCGCTGCCAAAGGCTAGCCTGCTCATCACATTCGAAAGGAGCGACGCTGACGTCACTCGCAAGTACTAGAAGAACGAGATCGGGAGTGAGGCTCCCTTTCTCTCCTTCATCGTTGGCTTTAGATCCAGTGCTGTCATCCACTTTCCCCGCCTTGTGCAGGTCGAGATAAGCGGTTGACGAACGACGGGATCCGTGATTTGACGGCCGCGACCCTTTAACGGAATCGTGGCTCGCATCTTGTGCTCGCGAACTTTGTGTCATATGTATGTGTGACTCCGATCTTACTTTACAAGTTTATCAACATGGGGCGCCAAATAGCTGATATAATCAGCCAGATATGCACCACCTTCTAGGGAGACGTTGATGCCCTCGATTATTTGGATCCACTTCTGCTCGTCAGCTATGAATTTGCTGACGGCCGCGAGAGTTGGTGTATCGGAGAAGATCGCACGTGAAGACCACCTTCGCATGAGATCTGTGGGTTCAGTTACGCATACGCAAGGCAAGGCCGAGATGGCTTGTCTTGTGCAATTCACGAGCTGGAGATGTGATAACGGCAGGTTCGAAAGAACTATCCTATCACTTGCTGCTCGTAATGTATATCTGATGAACTGCTCAATCTCGGTGTTCAACGCCTCGGAAGGGTTGATCAACCAGTGAGCATCTGGGTCGCCGATCTGATGTATGCCGCTAACATCTTTTCCGACCGGTCGCCGATGGAGTATAGCCCTCCTTAAAAGAGGGTATCTGGTATGCAACATCTCGTCGGTATCGACGAACGCGCGGGGATACCTCTTGAGGAGGTAGCTCTTTCCAGTGCACGGTCCGCAATATATCCAGACTACTCCGGCACATCGCAGTTTGCGTACACTTCTCATCACCACTATCTCTTCAGTGGGGACGGTGTGGTTCCACAGTTTGTACCCGATCCTTACAGCTTCCATGAGCTGGTGACTACCGACCTGTTTCAGGACGTTGTCGACTTTCTGGAAGATCGGGACAGCCTGTTGTTTTGGATTCATTGTGATCTCATATGGGGCCGATTTGTGATCCGGGAACAGCCCGTACTGTCATGGAAACTCCATGAAGGTTTTCGCTCGACGATGCCGAACGAAAAGGAAAACTAACACTACCTTGGTTTACACATCGTACTGCGTCGTCGCAACCTGATCGCTTCAAAGAGCGGGGTCCGACTTGCAGCCTCCATGTAGGGGATAGCCTAAGATCTCGGAAGACCTTAG